CCATTAATAATTTTGGTGCATAATATAACAGATTCTTCATCAGCTGCTGTATTTATGTTGTTTTCTATCCAAAACCAAACAGCAGAATCAACAGCACCTTGAAGGGTTTCTAGATATTCAGGATGTTTAATTAGATCCACTCCAAGAAATTTACTACATTCTTGATAATTATGTTTCCCTGTAATTTGTATAAAACCTCTGCCTCTAAATTTCCAACCATCACCACTAGATTCATCTCCGTTGCCTAATCTATTAGAATAGACTCTATTAGCAATTTTTTCCGGTTTACGATGATATTGTAGAGCATCTTCTTTGGTTCTAAAATAATGTGGAAATACTTTTAACAAACCATCTGAAGAATAATTTAGATTTTCAATAAAACGAACATAATGAGCTGATTCAACACCAGTTTGAGCCAGGAACATTGGTACTCTATACTTACCATCTCCAAGTTTATAAAAAGCAGCATTCAATGCGTTTGTGATATCCCCAACCGAAAAAGGAGATTTGATCACATCTGCATAAATTTGTATTAATTGTTCTTTAGTTATTGTCACTGATCATTGCTCCTGGTTGTCCTGGAGGTTTAGCTCTGCTTAAGATTTTCTTTTTGATCTTTTTCTTAATTTGAGAAGCATATTGAACTTCTGGTGAGGTTAGAGAAGGGATAGATCCTCCACCTACAGACATTGATGGGACTTCTTCTTTTACTTGAGATTTCTTAGACATTCTACAGCGCTCTTATCTAATTTGATTATATCCGTTAAGATATCTTTCCCATTAACTCCTTTAACAATAGGAGGTAAGAAATTCAACATAATCAAGAATGGTTTTAAAACTTCTAAGTCTCTACTTTCTAATTTGTAGAACATCATTCTAGTGGCAGGTTCTACTCCAAAAACATTGTAGAAGATAATGATATGATTGAGGATTAATCTTTCCTTTAATATTTTTGTTGAATAGTATTTCGTTAACAGTCTTTTTATGTACTGGATTCTATTCAAGTCCTCTTCAAATTCAGAGGTTACTGCGTTGGGTTTATCGTAAGCCTTTGAAGCATAGAGTAAAAAATTAGCATCATTTAAATCTTCAAACATCTTCTGTTTTTCTATTCCTCTTCACATGATGCCCATCATCAGGATCTTCATCATCTCCAAGATAAGCATCTAGAATGTTCAATTCATCTTGATTTACAATACTTGCGTATATCTCATATTTACCATCGTAATAATCCAATGTAAGGAAGAGATAATAGGGTTCTTGATCTTTTTCATCAGTGAAAAGATGAAATACCATTTCATCATCAATACTTGGAAGTTCTGGAAGATTTAAACCATATGATTCTAAAGATAATGATACAGATTTAATAGCATCTTCAGCTGAATCAAATAATGGTTCTGTGATTGTATCTAATTCAGAATTGATTTCATCAATTTTATCTTTATTCATTGTTTTGTTCTGTTGATTTAAATCCAAGTTCTTTTAATCTGGCAATAGTATCTGATGCATTTTTATGTAAAATACCAATTCCTCTGTTCTTTTCCCATTCAACAATATTTTGATGAAAATCATCAACTAATATGTTACTAACAACATGCCCATTTGCAATGCTAGTTGCATAGTTTTGTTTATGTTCTCTAAACACAGCATGGAATCTATTTCTACTGATATTTGTGTGAATTTGATTCCATATCCATTTACCTTCTCTAGCAAATTTTTGAGAACTCTCGCTAGGAGGAAGACCATTTTCTCCATGAGGAACTGCAGTTAAAATATGAGGTTCATATGTTTTTGTGAAGTTCCAAAGATCATAGAAATCATTTTGAGGAGGAAGATTTTGCCAGAAGAATGGAGACTCAAAGACTGCCATGTTACGGACTTTCTTTTCTTCTGGTGTCTTAAAACTGTCCCAGGATCTTCCCAGGAGCATTTTAGTTCCTCCTAAGAAATTCACCAGAACTCCATCCATGTCTAAAAAAATAGTATTCATCATATAATCTATATCACTTCAATTTAGATTTCTTTCTCTTTGGATTAACGTTGCTCAATTTCAAACTTGGTTCTGTGTCAATAGCATTGGCTTTTTGTCCAGTAGCTGTCCTGCCTCTAAATTGACCCAAGAATTTCTTACGTTTTACTTCTGTAATGACTTCTTCATTAGTATGAAATCCCTTAACATCATGTTTCATAATCTTGGTCCCACCATCAACAATTATATGTTGAGAATGTTCTGATTTAACAACAGCATGATGGCCTTGTTTATCTATAATTTTTTTTCCAACCCAATTAGCTTCAGATGGTCTTCCTTGAAGAAACTTTTCATCCACATTTCTTATTTCTTTAAGTGTCTTCATATCTTTATTTCCACTTGTCTTCTTGTTTTTCTTTCTTTTCGTTATCCTTTTTCTTCATCTGACGAGCTTGATTTCTCTTATACTTATTCATAACACGAAATTGAGAAAGATCTTGTTCTTTTCTTTCAGTTTGTTCCGAATCTTCTTTAACTACTTGTTCATTAAAATGTTCAGGTTTGTATGTTTTCTTGAATTTAGTAAAATCCTTTCTAATATAAGCTTTTACATGAGGAGATTCTTCTTCACCATTACCTTGTGTTTTAACATCATGTAAATGCCTACCATGAACAGAATCTAAATAATCTCTAATAACAGAGGGATGTTCTTTAACTACATCACTTACAACTCTATGCATTTTAGCATATAGATGAGCTGCCCCATCTGAACCATGTTTTGCAGCAACTTCACCATGATAACCATGACTTGGATTTCTGGTTTTGAAATCTCTATCCGGATCTACATTTTCATTCATTTTTGGTGGAATTGGAGCATTATGAGCATGCAATGCTTTGTGAAACATAGCAGCTCTTTCATATTGATATGCAGCAGCGGCGTGATTTCCAGCTGCTGCATGATGAGAAGCTAATTCTGAAGAACTATGTGCTTCCTTTTTTGCTCTATCATGGGTTACAACACCATAACCAGGAATATGTACGTTTTGGGAAACTACTTCATTTTCTTGAATTGAGGATTTTTCAGAAACTTGCTTGATAGCTTTCTGCATTGATTCTGAAACTTTATTATGATTACTGAAAATGCTCATTTATAGTGACTCCCAAAAACGTACATCGTTAGTTGACAATTTCTCTTGTAGAGTTATTCTTTTGCCTTTATTGAAATTCAAGCACTTAACATTGTCTCCATCCTTAACATAAACAGCATATCCCTTTGTTGTCTTGAATGGTTTGTTTACTGTGATTGATCTACCTTCATAGATTCCTTGTAGTCCTTCTACACCCCAATCTTCATAGATTTCTGGAGTAGAATATTCACCATCAGGAGATTTAGGTAGAATGTTTTCCTTTATCTCTGAAAGGGACTTCTTAATACCTTCTGCTGCTAAAGTAGCAGTTGCACTCATACCATCTCCAGCACGAATATCGCTCTGAACGATAGGAGGTTTAGCTGCTATTGTGTGCTTATGATTTGTTTTGAAATCTCTAAAGCTTTTTGGTTTTACTTCTTCTCTTGCTAAATGAGCAGTGGGTCTTGTGATATTAGGTTTCAGAGGAACTTCAATAGGTTTTTTAGCTGCATTGGTAGTTGTCTTATTTGCTTTGTTAGCATTATAAGCAAAATAATCATTACCCTTTACATGTTGTTTTACAATATTGATTCGATGTGTTCTACTTAATCCCATGTGTGCGGAAAATTCGGATTCTCGATCCTCAAGTAATTCTTGAACTTCTTCATCTAAAGATTTTTCTTTAGATGATTTATTGCTTGAGAAGAAGGATTCAAGCAAAGATTGCAATTCTTCCATCCAACCCAAAACTTCTTCTTTCTTTTCTTCATTTATCTTTTGCAGATCATATGAGTTATTGAAAATAGCAAACCCATCAAAACCTTGTTCAAATTTATGCAAGTTATTGATAGATTTAGAATATTTTTCTTGTCTTATAGATTCATTGAAAGTACGTGCACCTGATTGTATTCTAACATCATTACGTTCTTTAGAAACATCATCTGAAGTGAATACATAAACCATGGCAGTCTTATATCCAACTGCTTCGAGAACTTGTTTTGTCAAAAATACCTTTTGTTCGTCATCTGCATTACCATTGACGATCAATGAAATGCCTTCATTGATTTCAGAAATGTCCTTTTTATCCATGATAGCTTTATGAAGCTTATCAAGATTGATTTCATGAATCTTAGCTTCTAAGAAAAGAGTTCTGATTAGAAAATCTTTTCCGGAACCTGGTCCTCCAACTAAGAACAAACAATTATGGTTTTCTACTTTCATACGTTTCCTAACTGCATTAAACAGTTCCTTAGCATGTTGTTTTTGTGGTACACCTTTACGAAATTCTTTAAAGTTGTTCTTTGTAGCATAGTCTCTCATCTTTGATGCAGATATCCCTTCATCTCCATCAGAATCTGGATCTCTATGTCCAGCACTTACAACAGAAATATGATCAAAATCATATTCTTTTCCGTTGTATTTATGTAAGAGATTATTGATTTCTTGTAGTCTATCCCCACCAACTACTATCGTTGCTTTCTTATATCCTTGTTTATGCAGATGCTTCATCATATCCAACATGTTTTTAACATTAGATTCCTTTTGAATGTTAGTATCAGGAAACATTTGTTTCATGAATTTAACTTTCTCATGATGAGAAAGAGGATTTTTGTTTTTATCTTGAGAAGCCGAAGCAAATACTATATGATCCGCGCCATGATGTTTGGCTAGTTTTTTGATATGATCAATAAGTTTTAAATGACCTACAGTAGGGGGATTGAAGCGACCAAATGTTGCAACAATATGGTCTTTTCTTTCTTCTTTTGGATTTTTCTTCATCTAAAGCAACTCTGTGTGCAATGATGTTATTTATTGATTTTGCTTCTTATTTTGAGAATGTTGAAAGTTCTTTTTGGAGAAATCTTGACGATCTACTAGTTTACTAGGATAACCATTGTGAGTTACAACATATCCTTCTCCCTTTGATTCTTTTCCATCTATAGAAGATTCGAAAGGATTGCTATCTTTGAGACTATCAATCAATACATTCTTAGCTTGCTGTAGATGATGATGGATAGCTAAAATGCTTTGATATTTGTCATGATTCTCATCTACATGAGATAGATGATTTAAAAGTTGTTCTTTCTTTCTCAATTTACCAGCAGGAGTCTTTAATTTTTCAGCTTCATTTTTATATTGATCTGTTAAATGAGCTTTAAATCCAACAGCTGTAGGTTTCTCATTATTCTTTACTGTCTTATTGATGTATTTCTTTAAATGTTGAGTGTGAACTGCAACATCATCAAATGTATCCGGATGAGCATTATTCAATTCATTTTCAGCATCATTCATGTGCTTCAAAAATTGATTATTCATATCTTCATCATTAATTGATTTCTGTAATTTAAGTTCAGGATCAATTACATGAACATCTTTATGGTTTCTGAATTCATGCAATCCTGGGTCAAATCCAGCATGCATTGTTTTTAAATCTTTACCATGATATTTGGTATGTATCACAATTCCCAATTTGGCTTGACGAATCTTTTCTCCTTCTGGATCTGTCTTTTTAACAGAATACATGATAGTATTCGGAGTAAAATGATAATGACGAGAATCTTCATGAACTCTGTCTTTGGTATACATCATATCACCCTGATAAATTCCTTTTTGAGGAGTTATCTTAGGTAGATGTTCTAAAGCATGATGTAGCTTTCTTCTAAGATCAGAATCGTCATGATTTTTTCTAATATCTTTTTCAGAAAAGTTTAGTTTTGGTTTTTCATTGAAAACGGATTTAGTGCCTACAAAGAATTTCTGAGTTTTTGAATCATGTCCAAAAACGATAGAAGGACTCCCATCATATTTGATGGTCAATTTAGATTTTGTAGGTTTTCCGGTAATACGATCATGAGCAGCTTTAAGGGATTCAACAGCTTTATTGTATGAATCTTCTCCATTGAAAACATGATCTTCTACGTGCTCCAAATGATTCAGTTTACCAAATTTTTCTGCTTCTTCTGAAATGAACTTCTTAAAACTCATATCAATTCTCTTTGTTAGATCAAATATTTATGATTAGATCAAAAGAAGATCAAAGAGTTTTTCATTTGTATGATTTGGTTTATATCCAAGATTTTGTATTTTAGAATTATCCATGTAGAAAGATTTCACTTGAACGATATCATGAAATGGTTTAGCTGGAACAAAGTTAATTTTACTCTTAGAATTCAATAGCCTACGAGTGTAATATAAAATGTCTTTAAATTGCCAAGATTTACCATTACCAATGTTATAAATTTCATCTTGGTTCCCTTTTGTGATAACTAGATTGATAGCATCACAACAATCATCCACAGAGATATAATCTCTGTGGAATCTCCCATCATCGTAGATTTCAATGTCTTCATTATTCTTCAGTTTATTTACAAGATATTGAAGAGCATTCTTTTTGCTAGAAACCTTACTATCTCCTGGTCCAATCACATTCCCAAGTCTAAGAATGCGATAATTCAGTCCGAAAGTCTCACAATAGGAAATTAGAAGCTGTTCGGCTGCTCTTTTCGTAATAGAGTAAAACCCCTTGGGGTTGCAATAAGAATCCTCTTTAACACCAAGATCTTTCTGATCTCCATAAACAAACCAACTAGAGATGAAATTGAAAGTTCCTTGTTTGTTGAATGTTCTTTGATAAAGTTTCCAATTATCGAGAACATCAACCAATACATTCAAATTGGTATTGATATCTAAATGAGGATCTTCAAAAACATTGTAATTATGAACCGTACTAATCATGTATAAGATATCTTGATGCACGATACTTCTATCATCTCTATCATTGGCAAAGATAATTCTATTAGGATAGAGAGAACGATATCTAGAACCTACAAATCCTCTACCACCAAAGATCTGAAACATGTTATTTACAGTTTCCAATTATTCAAAACCTCATTGATATATTTGAATATTTCTTCACCATAATGTGGTGGACAACCAATAAAAAACACATCAGACAATGCCTTATTAGATAAAGGATAGTCCTTAGCATCTGCCAAATGTTTATATCCTGGATGAAGAAGAATATTTCCTGCAAAGTAATTGCGAGTTTGAATCTTGTTCTTTTCTAGATGATTGACCAAAGAAACTTTAATTTCTGATGTATCACAAACCAATGGGACACCAAACCAACAAGGATTTCCTTGTGGAAGAGATTTAACAACTCTGATCCCTTTTAGATTATCAAACATTTCTGAAAGAATATTATAATTTATTCTACGTTTACTTTCTATTTCTTCAAGTTTTTCCAGTTGAGCCAACCCGATTGCTCCTTGTAAATCTAAAGGTTTTAAATTGTAACCCATGTTAGAGAATAGATATTTGTGATCAATTACAGTATCAATTCCCTCATCTGATAACCAATTAGAAAAACGTTTTCCACATGTACCACAAGACACCAGATTAGCTTGACCAACACAATAACAGTCTCTTCCCCACCAAGATACACTTCTAACTGTCTTCATGAGTTCAGGATCATCGGAACAAACCATCCCACCTTCACCAGTGGTAATATGATGGGCAGGATAGAAGGAAGTTGTCCATGCATAATACAACTCATTTAGATAATTTCCTTTCCATTTAGATCCAAGACTATCACAATTGTCTCCAATCAATGTAAGATTATAGTGTTTACAGAGATCAGTCAAGTGGTCCATATCAGGAGGATTACCAAGAACTGGAGAGACAAAAATTGCTTTAGTTTTCTTGGTAATTGATTCTTCTACTTTGTTCAAATCGAAATTAAGAGTTTCAGGTTCAATGTCAGCAAATTTTGGCTTTAAGTTATTCTGAGAAATGGGAGCAATAGTCGTAGGAAATCCAACAGGAGAAACAATTATTTCGTCTCCGTCTTTCCATTTTAGATGCTTCTTAAGAGCTGTAATTAAGACTAAGTTGGCACTGGATCCTGAATTGACCATATGCGCATGTCTAGTTTTAAAGATTCTAGCAAATTTATTTTGAAATCTGAATACATACTCTCCAGTTGTTAACCACTTTCCAGTTAACAATGCAGTCATCGCCATTTCTAATTCTTTATGATCCCAATATGGACCAGAATATAAGACTTGTGTTTCTCCTGGAACAAATTCTCTACAATTGTATGCGTATCTAGGGAGTTCTTTGGCCAATTCAGAAATCATCTCATCACGAGTCATCATATTAGTCATTATTTTCCTCAATCAATTGTAGAAGTTTTTGAGAGTAACTTGATTTTTCACTCAAATCTGCATATTTTAGAATTTGTTCTTTGTTTAACCAACCATTGTTATAAGCAACTTCATGTGGAGATCCAACAAGGAAGCCTTGATTGGTTTGAATGGTCTTCACATAATGAGCAGCATCTAAAAGAGAATCTGGTGTTCCTGTATCAAACCAACTAACACCACGTTTCAAGATTTCAATATCAAGTTCATTTTGTTGATGATAGATGTTGATTAGATCAACAATTTCTGTTTCTCCTCTTTCAGAAGGTTTTAATGTCTTAACTTGTTGAAAAACAGATTTAGGAAAAACATAGAGTCCTGTAACAGCATAGGAATTCTTTACATCTTCTATCTTACTTGGCTTTTCCACAATAGTTTTGATCTTATCATCTTTCAATGTAGCAACACCAAATCTATGTAAATCAGGAACTCTTTGACCAAAAATTACACAATTCTCCATTACCAATCCTTTTTTAAGGGTTCCAGTAATAGTGGCTCCATGAAATATATTATCCCCTAGAATCAACACTATACGATCAAATTTATCAATCCAATTTTTGCTGAATTCTTCAGAAACTAGATTGAAAGCTTCTGGAATACCATTTGCACGAAATTGAGGAATAACTGGACAATTTAGAGCGTATAAAAAATTAGATTTTCTATAAAGAGTTTCAAAAGATTTAAGTTCTTTTGATGTTGTGATAGTAATGATATCTTTGATTCCTGCTAACATAAGAAGTGATAGAGGATAATAAATTAGAGGTTTATCATAGATTGGAAGAAGTTGTTTAGTCACAGATAGAGTAGCAGGATAAAGTCTTGTTGATCTACCACCAGCCAAAATTATCCCAAGAGTTCTAGTGTTTCTCATTTCAAATTTCCTGCTCTTATCTTTGCTCTATATTCATTTCTTGTTCTTTTCTCGGGAATGAACATGTTTGTTATATCCTTACCACCAACTTGTTTCCAATCTGGTCTACCAAAACATGCCAACCCATTTGGATTGTACTTATGATTCTTGAATATTGACTTGTATTTAGAAATTACACCTTGTATCTCATTTTGACAAGATATTGCATGATTAATCAATTCTTTGTTTTTGTCCCTACGATCATAAAAATCATAACCAAAGAAAACTGTAGTGTCATTGAATTTTATATTGGTTAAAACATATAATGTTTCAGGATTCGGATATGTATTGAAAAATGAAATAGTATTACTTTTTTGGGTTTTACATTCTATAGAACGCCATTCTCCTTTAAAATAAACAACCCAATCTGGAGGGTTTTTTGTTCCATTGGGTTGTTCTACGATATGTTTCTTATTGAATCCTGCTTCGAAAAGCCATTCTCCAACTCTTATTTCATGTTTTCTAGGTTCAACATACTCTTTATTGATTGCCAACTGTATAAATTTTTGTAATCTATTCATGTTAAACCTTAATATCATCATAGTTTTTTCGACGAGAATCTTTCACCATTTTTTGAATGGTATCAGAAACCTCATTGAATTCTTCTTGTTTCATCTTTTCAGACATTTCAACTCTTGGAGAAGTTTTTGGTAAACCTGGTTTTGTTGTAGCAGGAATAGGTCTATTATCATTATGATCCTGGTTGCTGTTTGTGATATTCTTTTGTTGTTTTTCTTCCACATCATAGAATCGTTGTTTTGCTCTATCTACACCCACAGTGAATCGTTTATTCTTGGTAACATCTCCGTAACGATTCTTGATTTGTTTCATTAACATTTGATCAAGAGAATCTAATTCTTCATTGGTTATCATTACAAACATAAAATCTGCTGTTGCTGGTAGACCAAAGCTTTCAGCAGTATCTGTCATATCTGGATCTGAACTACCAAATCCTTCACGTGTAAGTTGGGTAGCTGTTACAATAGGAAGATTCAATTCTACAGCTAAACCTCTTAACTCTTCTGAGATTGCTTTAATATAACTGTATGAATTTATGTTAGAACCAGGTTTAATGCGCGAAGAGCAACAGATATTAATATAATCAATGAAGATGATATCTGGTTTGAATTTTTTCTTCAAAGACAATTCATTAACAAGAGCTTTGAAATGTGAAGAACCAGCTGATGCTGTAGGGAACTCTTTAATGAAAAGTTTTCCCTTTATGTTAGTTCTAAGTCTTTCTATTTTTCTTGTGAATATGTCTTTACTCAGTCCTTCAATTTCATCTAGACTGACATTGAATAGATTAGCATCAATGCGCTCTGCAATCTTTTCTTCTGCCATTTCTAGAGTAATATACAACACGTTGAAGTTCTGCGCTAAACAACATGCTGCATGGTGGCACATGAACATACTCTTACCAGTATTAACACCAGCAAGAATAACATTCAAAGTCTTAGGAGGAAGACCACCCTTGGTGATCTTATTGAGCATAGATAGATCAAAGGGGATTCGTTTTTCTATCTTATGATAATAATCAAAACGATCCTCTGCATTGACTAAGTAATCATGACCAATGTTAGGATCAAAAGAAATAGCTAACGCATCAGAAAGGAGCTTAGGAATTGCTCCTTTCCCCATATTCTTATTAGAACCATCTAGAATATGAATAGATTCAAGAATGGCATTATGAAGAGCTCTTTCTTGACAAAAAGTTTCTGTAGTATTAACCAACCAATTAATATCTGGCGTTTCACTTGGTTTTACAAGTTCATCTACTAATTCTAGAGTTTCATTAAATGAATCTTCAGTGATATTATCTTTGTTACTGAGGATTACCTTAAGAGCTTCTTTGGTTGGTAATTGATTGTATTTTAGAATGTAACTATGAATTTCTTCAAAAATGAGCTTTTCATTGGTTTCTTGAAAGAGATCACTTTTCAGATAAGGAAGAACTTTTCTGCTGTATGGTTCGTTCAGAATAAGATTCTTCAGGATAATTGTTTCTGTCTTCATATTCCTCACCAGGCCTCAATCCTAATTGTAAGCCTCCATTACCAACTATTACTTTATGTAGTATATTAAGCATGATTTTTCGAGAAATTTTTTGGAATTGTTTATCTCGAAATCTGGAAGAACGTTTTATGATGTGGTAATCAAACGTAATCTCTCCATTTTCATGGAACGCAAGCTTTTTGAAACAAAATACGACTCCCTTAAATTCACCTTTGATAATTTCAAATGGTAATCCATATTCAGAATGATCCACACCATCAAAATGTAAACTATCTGTTTTAGATTGATAAATTTTGTAATATTTGTCTTGCGCATAATACTTTCTGTCTAACCAGAATAGAAAATTACTCAGATTGTTCTTCAGATTCATCTTTAGGAACCTCTTCACCTTCTCCATACTTGAAAACTTTTCCAACTTCTTTTTCAATGGAATCTAGAACAGGTTGTGTGAAATATTTTGTAGGATTTTTGTTGATTGTAGATTTGAATGCTGTCGTTCCATCCGGGAATTTTATCTTGGTTGATACATTAACACAAACACCAGTTTCTAGAGCAATATCAAGTAATCCATAATATCTATCTAGTCCTCTAGAATGATTTAACACTGTAGCAACTTTCTTTTCCTCACGAGTAAAACGTGATTTATCAATCTTTACAGTAATCTTAGCACCAATCATTTCACCATCTTGTGCATCACCTTCTTTTGCTTTAGTCTTACTTAGGAAAGCAATAATAGAAGCAGCATATTTTAGACCTC